TACTTCCAACTAAAACTAAATCTGCATTTAGTCTTTCAGCACTAGCGGCAAAACCTTGGTCTAGATCGAAAGTATTAGAATCACCTGTTAGTGTGAACTGAATACTTGAATCATCTGATGAACCTGTGTCACCAATGTTCCAATCTATACTGTTTGAATCGCCAGTTATGATTAAATCATAGTCAGAAGAATCTGCAACAACTGGACCGAACAATAAGTTTTGATTACCTATCATGTCTATATTGATGTCTAAAGTAGCACCAGTAATAGTCATGTTAGCACCTGAACCACTAGAGTAGTTGTTCAGACCTACTTTGTTACCAAAACCGATTTGATCGATATATAACTTCAAAGTGTCACCAGTTTGTGTTATCATAACTTCGTTATCATCAGTTGCTTGTGCGAAAACGAATGTTGAGCTCGTTAGTAATAAAATACTTAAAATTTTATTCATTTTCTTATCCCCTTATATCTTCCAAAGGTTCAGGTATCTCTAACTCGATATCATCAATTTCAGATTCGTCAATCTCGTGTTTGTCATTGACGCCATCGCTGTTATGAGGATGCCTGTGTCCTTCTTCAATAATCCAAAAACCTCTATCATGTCCTTGGTAAATTAATTCCAACACGGCAGCTTCAATTGCCACTCGTGTTGCATAAGTCACTGATTCATTATTACCCACTCCGTCCTCGAACTCGACTAATTGTGTTCCTTCTTCTATGAATCTAAACACATCGCCTCCTTCACCGACTGAAAGGATAGTCTTTCTAGTCTGGACATTCAATAATACTTCGCCTGATAGAACTGATACAGCTCTCATACTTATAGTCACAGCATCTTTACGATACTGTCGACTTATTCCAATCCCTAATGTTCTGGCGCCTCGGCCACCAGTATAGAGATTCGAATCGTAACCAACAATGCCACCCTCTATTATTATTCCTGCAAATAATAGTGGATTCAATTCTTGGTATTTTTCTTGTCCTTCTTTTTTTGCAAAATCTTGTCTTGCACTTCTAATGATTTGTCTTTCACGAACTAGATGGTCTAGTCCATTTCTCTCTACTACTCTAAACCATTTATTGCCACCAGCAGTCTTTAATGCATCGATGACCATTGCTTGACCACCTTGTGTGACTGCTGTAGAAAACGATGCGATGTTTGGCACCTCTTTTCTTTGACCTGTCAAATCATTAAATTTGTATACTGCCACAACAGGCATTTCTTTTGCAGGTGGTAAGTTAAGTAATTCTAAGTATGAAGGAAGTCTTATGACTTCTGCCTCATCTACACAAATATAAGGCATCGCTCTTTCAAAAGTTCTTCCTAATGCCTGTGCATAGTTTACTAAGTCATGAGGATATTCTTCACCCCATGTCTTAGGATTACAATCTTGTGGTTCACTAGAAAATCTAGGCACTGATGCACAACTAGATAGTAGAATTGTTAATGCTAATAGATACTTAACCATCGGGGTCTTGACCATAATTACCAGTTCCGATAGGTATTTCTATAACTGTTTCAGAACCGTCAGATGATACAATTGTCATTCTTATGAACTCAGAACCATCTTCGTTAGTTATTACTTCGTATGTCACAGTATTACCCTCTAATACAAAAGAACCAAATCTTACTGCATTGTCGTTCGAAAACATAGATTCAACCAGTTGTTTTGCCATTTGGGCATAGATTCTTGATTCTAGGTTCCTGATAAATTTTGCCAAGGTCGAGTTATCTGACTCTCTTTCAGCTGCTTTTCTAGCCGCTTCTAAGGCGTCCTCGATTTCTTTTTTTCTTGAATGTTCTTGATTCTCTATGGTTAAATAGTGAGCGCCTTGTCCCTTACCTGAGAAACTAGGGTTCTTAAACTCATGAACGATAGGTGATGCAACTAATGTTGCACTTAGAATTAAACTACTTAATATTATTATCTTCACTCGATTTCTCCTTTAGTATCTGTGAATCACGATACTCTAATACTGTATTCAACTTCTCTTGAAGTCTAATCTGATCTTGATCTAACATTCTCATTTGATCAATCAGTTTAATTAAAACCGTCTGTTGTTTATCAATCATCGGTTGTAATTCATCTGTCACAAATTTCCAGACAAAGTAGATAAAGTATCCCATTGCCAATGCAATGATAACAGGAAAACCAAACTCGTTGAGCATATCTGCAACAACACTCAGTGTATCGACTTCTAAATCTAACGCTTCGTTAATCTCTTCTTGCATCTATACTTCCATCCTCTACAAAATTTTCTGCTCGTGCAACCCTCTCTAAATCTGGTTTCAGTTCGAGATGTTGCGAAATAAGTAGGTCAATTTTTACAATATCGTTGTTCATAACTCTTGCTCTATCTTCTAACATACTGATAATACCTGTAAGAGACTTGACACTATCAAGCACACCCTCTAGAATGTATTTCAATGTTAGAAAGATAAAGAACGCCATGACAAGCGAACCAAAAATTGGTGCTCCTACTTCAGCTAAAAAATCTATCCAGTTCATAATATCTACAACTATTTATACGAATGATATTGTTGGAGGCATAAAAAAAGGGGTCTTACGACCCCTTATGTTTTTATTTGATATAGTGCAGTTATGCTCTTAGCTGTGTCCAAATTTCATTTACGACTTCAGCTTTTTTACCACTTCTCTTAACTGATAAAGATTCTCTATCTGCCATTTCTAGCAATTGAACCTTTGTCAATCTGTTAAGTTCTGCTTTTGAAGTCACACCGTTATCATTTGAATCAGCACCTATAGGTTCTGGTTCTGGTGCAGGCATGATTTCGCTCGCAGTATCTACTATTGTAGATGAAGAGGATGTAGTTGAATTTCTGTCATAGACAAAATATACTACTACAGCTACTACTAATATTGCAATAAAGTATTCCATAATTACCTCTCAATTTATTATGCAGATACCATTATAGTATCCGTATTATAAAATTGCAAGGGGTTTTTTGGAATTACTTGTCCTTAGCTTTACCTACATTGAATGCAACCCAATCAAGGACTTTATAAGCCTTCTTGACTAGACCGTCATCAATCGGAGTAGGTGTTAGAGCTGCGATTAGTGAAGCACCCATGACTAACCATGGTACTACTTGCACCCATGCTATAATCCATTGGAAAAATTCTAACATAGTTTGTTCCTCCTAAAGAAAGTATTTAGGAAATCGTGTTGCCGATAGAGTATTTTTGAGTGAGAATCCACTCAGATTTTTCTTTAAAAGGTATGACTTTGATTTGTGATAACGGTGCCCTTGGTTCTGATATCTGATTAGAATCTAATACTTTTACTAGATTCCATTGTCTCAGTAGATCGACAATTGTGTTTCTTCTTGCAAGATCACCATCATCGAAATTAGTTTGTTTACCGTCTAGTTTGAATAGTTCTTTGAAGTGAACGATGTAATACTTACCTTTTTTATGTAGTATGTGACAGGATTGAAATAGTTCTTTGTCTTTTCTTGATGCGACACCTATACGAGACAAGGTTTCTCTTATCTTTAAGAAGTCGTCTTTTTCTGGAAATGTAATTTCTACTAGGTCTTTAACTTGTTCGTTATCATCCATTATTCTTACCACCGATTTTCATACTGTTTTTCAACTCACGGTATTGTTTATCATTCAATAATTCTAGATATTCTTTGGCTTTTTGTGTTGATACACCAAAGTATGTCTTCACTGTATCTAATTTCTTACTTTCGTAAGGTTTATGCCATTTTGAAAATCTATTTCTTTTTCTAATGGTATTTAGAAAAAAGAGATATTGAAGACGATTATCCGTGCTATGTCGGACATTCATCTCGTTAGTTAAAAAAACAGTATCTTGGTGGTAAGATAATGATTTATTGATTAGGAATGGTTGATATGCTTTCTCTTCGACCTCATCAACCATGAGGTCTTTTTTGTCGTAAGAGACCGACTTTACGAAATCAAATGGATTTCTTTTATTAGAGTGCTTCGCCACGATCAGTCAACTGTGCCTCAATTTTAGATACAAGACTTTCGCCTGTTGCACCCTCAACTAAAACAATTCTAGTGCCGTCATGAAGTGTTCTCTCTATTTTACCAGACATGTATTCTATATCTGTCACTGAATGTTTTGCTGTGTCTTGTGGTCTATCATCATACCACATAGAATGCATTCTATGAGCATGTATGCCTTTGATTTCATCAGCGAACTCTTCAGCTGCCAATATCTTCTTTTGTAATTCTACTTTATTTTTGAATTGAGTCATTATTCTCCCTTGCTTTCATAAATTGTCTATTTGCTTTTCTCTGAAATGATTTTTCTATTTGTCTATCAAACCAATTACGAAACCATTGTCTAAGTTTACCCATTATTTAAACTTACACTCCGACATTATCTCTGTTAGACATGCAACAAAATTTATCTCAGCGTCCATAGCGAATGCAGATTTGTATTGATAATCTGCAATAAACAATACACATGCAGGTATAGATGCAGGTTCTAATCTCTTTTCAAGAGCATTGAACAATTTTCTATATAGTGTATTGAAATCATTATCTGAATTTTGACCAACCCATTTTCTCATGCCAGACCAGTCTTTATCTGCAATCATATCAATCAAAGGTGTAAGTTTCTCTTCTGATAGTGTTGCTAATAAACCACTATCGATTACACCTGAAGCACCATATCTTTGCACTTCGTTGATACATCTTCTGAAATCTGGAAAGAACTTCATGATAAGTTCTACTAAAACTTTTGTGTCAGACTTGATACCCTCATCGTCACAAATCAACATGAGTCTTGCAAGAAATACAGATGCAAGTCTCTCTTTTTCATTGTTGGGTATACTGAAATCTATAACAGTGCATCGACTATGTAATGGTGCGATGATTCTGTTTTTGTAATTACAAGTGAATATGAATCTACAGTTTGATGAGAACTCTTCTATGAAGTTTCTCAATGCAGGTTGAACTGACTCAGCAGATATGTAATCTGCCTCATCTAGAATTACAACTTTAGGACCACCAGATAGTGATACTGTAGATGCAAAGTTTTTGATTTTTGTTCTGAGTGTATCAATCAATCTGCCTTCATCAGACCCATTGATAACGATGTAGTCTGCACCTAATTCATTACAAAGTGCTTTTGCTACAGTTGTTTTACCTGTGCCTTGTGAACCACAAAGTAAAAGATTTGGTATCTCTTGATTGTCTACAAATTCTTGAAAAGACTTTTTGACACCAGAAGGAAGTATCGTGTCCTCAATTTTTTGAGGACGATACTTTTCTACGAATAAAAATTCATTACTCATGATGAACAAACCCCACCGAGTGTTCGTGTATTAGACCAATGATGAGTTTCTAATACTCCCATGATTGAAGCGGAGACTGGCGCTTTGATCACACTATATCCATTATATATGTTATACATTATATTTCGAATCAGGCTCTAGTGCAATAAAATACTCTAAGTCAACATCTTTGTTCTTAAAGTTAGATATGCCTTTTGATGATACAAAGACTTCATAGTTGCCGTCTAATATCTTCAAGTTCTCAATCTTAAAATTCATGGTGAAACTTACACCATTTCCTTCGCCTACTATTCTAGAGAATGTATTTGAAGTTGTATTCTTTTTATCAGTCACTACAAGTTTGATATTGGTGCCATCTGATTCTAAAATAAGATCGTTTACACCTAATACACTGGCAGCTTTCTGTAATTCATTTAATAATGTTGATGATAGATTAATTTTAATCTCTGCATCAGGCATTGTAATCATTTTATCTGGTGATGTCACCATGCCCTCACTTGCATAGAAGTAAGTCATTGCTGTATCTGTATCAGATATTGATAATGAATTATCGTTGAAGTTGAAATCTGGATTTTCTAACAGTGATACTGCACCTAAGAATTCAACTAAGTTGTATATACTAAACTCTTGACCAAATGTTTCTGGAACATTTGCAGTCGCCAAGATGTTTTTCATATTCGAGATTGTCTGCAACTGATTGCCAGCGCCGACTTTGATACCCGAATTAATCGTTGCGAAGTTCTTTAAGATACTTCTAGTTTCTTCACTAATTTTCATAAGTCTCCTTTGTTGTCGTGAACATATAACATAAACAAGGCATAGTGCAAAACTTTTAACAAGTCTGCTCTATTCTTGCCACCTTTCTTTCCGTATCGTTGTGCATATTTCATAATATTGCCGATACAAAATCCTTCTCCATGACCTGAGTCAATAATAAACTCTGTCGATTGGTATTTGTTGAGTGAATAGTGTTGATCATAAGTATTGTCAATATACGAAGCAAACTCCTTGAGGAGTTTATCTTCGTCATATTTGTAATCAATCTTACTCATCATATTCATTATACTCTGAATCGTCTTTTTCGTCTAGTGGATTTTCATCACTAAGGTCAACACCCTCATCTACTTTAGTGTAGAGGTCTAGAACAGCATTTCTAGTTTCTTCATCGAATCTAGAGATACACATTGTTATTGACTTTAATTTGTCACCAAACATTCTGAATGCATTCACGATGTGAACAAGTCTTCTTGTTGTAATCACATCATCGATAGCACCCTCGTAATAAGTTTTTCTGATTATGTCTGCCCAATCAACTAACTTGGTGCAGAACTCTTCATCAACAGGACCTGTCAACGCCATTTCTTTTTTGAGAATACTTCTCTCAGTAGTCACAGGCGGATATTCTTGTTGCATTGTAATCGCAAATCTTTCTAACATCGCTTCGTTCATGATTTGAGTCCCTATGAACTTACCATCTTCTGAACCTTGACCTTTTGTATTTGCAGTTGCAAGAATTGTAAAACCATCAGCAGGTTTGACCCACTCACCAGTTTTTTTGATTAAGTAACCTTTGCCTTCAAGAACTGATTGCAAACACATTAGTTTGTTAGAACCTAGATCGACCTCATCTAGAAGAAGAACGGCGCCTTTTCTCATCGCCTTGATAACAGGACCCTCTCTAAAGATAATGTTACCATTTTGTAGAGTGTGACCACCCATTAGATCATCTTCATCGGTCTCAATAGTAATATTGACTCTGTAAAGTTCTCTCTTCAATTGAGCACATACTTGTTCAATCATTAATGTTTTACCATTACCTGAAAGACCTGTCACAAAAACAGGAAAGAATATCTTAGACTTGATAATACCTTTCACATCTTTGAAATGACCAAAAGGCACATAGTTTGACATCTTCTCAGGAATGATTTTTATATTGTCGTCAATCACATTGACTGCCTGTGTTTGAGCCGCAACTGGCATATTTGAAACAGCAGGTGCAGGTGCAACAGGAACAGGCACAGGTTTTGGTTGTGTCTGTGTATTGTCAACTGCTAACAACGGTTGAAGATTGAAGATCGAACCTTGTTTAAAGTTGTATCTTGTTGATTTCAACCAGTATGGAAAATACCCTGTTTCATCAATCATCTCTTTTGTAAAAGATGTCTCGTTAGGATATTTCTCGGTAAGAACAGACAAAAACTCTTGTCTATCTGGCGTCAGGTGGAATTTTTTGCCGTCCACATTGACAGATTCGGCAGGATTATAGCTCCATTTACTCATATAGTCTCCTTATTAATAGTAAAATTTCTCATCAGTTAGTATGGTACTAAAAAGTGCTAGTCATTGTCAAGCGTTATTTCTAAATCATTTGAACTATTCTTCAAATTATCTTCAGCTTCTTGTATCACATTGTTTTCAGGTGATGTTTTACCACCTCTTACATGCGCTTTGATATGACCAGCGTGATACTTTCCAGTCTGTAAATCTTCTAGTGTAATTTCTTTTCCCTCTGGTGTTTTAAAGTTATCTCTGGCAGCTACTTGTAATCTTTCTTCTCTGCTGATAGTTCTTTTCTTATCTAATTTAACAAAGAATTTATCTAGTTTGATTTTAGATAAAATTAAATCTTTTCTAAAACAATTATTGTAATACTGTCTGCCACCTAACATGCCTTTAAATGTAATCTGATCATCTTTAGGACCACCATACTCTGTTCTGGTATAAAAAGTTTCTTTGCCTAGGAGATCACCCACAACTTTGATATATTCTTTGAAAAAATCTTTCTTAGATACACCATCTTTAAGTTGCATATTGTTATCTTGTATGTGTCTCCATATAGTATACAAATCTAATAGAGAGTTTTTATTCGGACATGCATATATCGATGCATCAATCCAACTCATGAAACCTTTAAAGTCTTTTCTAAATCTATGTGACTTTTCTGAGGCAGTTGAAGTTATTGAATACATCTCCTTTAGTTTTGCTGACCTTGAAGGACAGGCACTATCTACACCCTCGAAGAATATGAATGCACAACCAGCGATGAAGTCGTCAAGACCTCTTCTAATTAGTTCATTGTTTTTAAACCATTTTGATTTTGAGTCTGCTAAAAATCCTTTACATTCTTTTGCAAGTTCTCTTATCACCCTTGCAATTGTAGATGTAGAGGCATTTCTTTTTTCTGGTGCATTAAGTGGTTTACCCTCATTTACTTTTTCAAAGATTTGAGACAATTGTTCTCTTGTTGCTTTAGTATAAATTTCTAAAGTTATAGTTTGGTCTTCAAAAAATTCTTTCATAAATTCTGGTAATGTATCGAATGTATCATTCATATCTTTAACAATTTTTACTAACTTACCATCTAGATCATAATCACCAGGAGGCATTGCTATTTTGTTATTAAAGAAAGCTAAAAGATTAATACTTCTATTATTACTATCTAAATTTAACCATCTTACTCCTAACTCGGCCCAATATCTAAAATATTTTATATCAACGACTCTCTCTTCGTCTTCAGCAGATTGTAAACATTGATGAACATCTGCAAATATAAACTTACTTGGCGCCATATTAAGAACTACTGAATTCATAAAGTCAGACTGTTGTTCTTCATCCCACCTGGTCTCGTCAGATGCCTGAAAAGCTGGGTCAGCTTTTAGTTCTGGTATAATTTCATCTATAAATCTCCTTGTCGAAACTGAAAGACTTACACTTAGTGCATTTGAATATATCATTCTATCTCCTTTAATAATCTTTGCATGTCAACTTGTATAGAAGTCTTCTTGCCTTTTCTTTTAGTCCAATAACTATCATTATTGACCCAATACCTAAACGCCTTGCATTCAACTCTTTCTACAGCACAAACTGATTGTCTGTCGCAGTCGAACTTCACACAAGGTCCTTTACCAATGACAACCATAGCGTCATTGAATTTTTCTACATTAATCGAATCTATCATTTCCATTATGCAATCTCCTTTATAAATTCATTTGTTAAGAATCTAGATGTTGACTTACCTTTCTGATTTCTTTTGAAAGCGGCCATCACTTTAGATTTTTTGGCACCCACAAGATCATCATTCAATTCATCATCGCCTGTGGCACCTAGTGTTGAGGCACATGTCAAGAATAACTTGTTGTAGCCTTTTGCTTTGATTACTACACCTGTTTTCTTCATATCTCTCCACATTTGGTCTCTCTTGTCCCATGTATAATTATCTGGATTTATATCGTTGATAGTTGCAGTGAAATCACCTTTCTTACTAAACACAAAGTAACCTGTCACTGTGACACTACATGTATCAGATATCCACTCTAGAAGATTCTGTGTCAAATCAAAATCATTATAACTATATCTCTCACTTCTTGTATCATAAGGATACACTTTGTTTGAATATGGGTCAAGAATATATCTGTTGACTATCTCTCTCCAAGAATCATCTGTTTGTGATCTTCTATCTGCATTCTCTTCTTCTGACTCTCTGAGATAATCTGAACCGTGAGAATAACCATCTGTAATCACTGTCAAGATCGATTTCTCAATACCATATTTCTTGTTGAACTCTGGTAAAAACTTTCTCAAACCGACTATTGTGTGATTGAGTGGTGTGCCACCTAATCTGTAATTGTGTGGTCTACTAGGACCTTGAAAACCTGGTTCATATCTTAGTTCCCATGTATCGTCTCTTACTTCGATACCAAATATATTACTGTATTCGTCTCTTCTCTTATCTGCTTTTCTTTGATATGAATAGAAGATATCATCATGAAACTTATCTAACATTATCAGTGCCATGTTGTTTAACATTTCTGTGTATTGTCTACTAGACATTTCATTTGATAAGAACTCAATGAGTTGGCCACCTCTACTTGAATAATCATATTTGTCTTTTGTTTCTAACTGGTCTGAAAATGCATACACTCTGAAAGGTATTTGAACAAGTCTACAGAACTCTGCAAGAATGATTGACTGTTCTATTAAGTCTTCTAACTCATAAGAAATAGAACCAGACCAGTCAAGTAAAACATTTACACCGTGATTCTTGCCATCAGGAATGTAAGTGACTCTTTTGAATATATCATCTACTATCTGATACTTTGCAAGTCTGTTCATATCAAGATCACCAGATTTACCAGTGTATGCTTTCAAACTTCTCATTGCAGTTTGTCTCATCTCAAATTCTTTTGCCATATGAGATACAATCTTTTTGTTTTTCTTTTGAAGATATTTTCTGTAAGTCTCACCTTTTTTCATTAACACTTGGTCAACATTGTCTTCGACTTTAAATTTTCTCCAGTCTTTTAGAACTTTATCATAACTGTAAATAATATCATCGACAGGATTTTGTTTGAACTTCTTTTTCAAATCAATAAATGTTTTGATTCTCGCATTCTCATCAACAAATATGTCTTCGTTGTTGTGTGCATTGTGTTCTGTAAGTGCCTCTCTAGCACCATCTTCATCGTCATGTTGTGAAAGATTCTCATCATAGGCGTCACCACCTTTCTTGCCTGTTTCTCTGACTTCTTCTGTTTCTTCTTCTTCTTCTTCTTCACCATCATTGTTAGAAGAACCTATCTCTTCATCTTCATCAGTCTCATCATCATCTTGTCCATAATCGTAAGAACTTCCTTCTTGTTCTTCTTCATCGTCCTCATCTTCATCAGTTTCAATGTCAAGTATTTGTTGTGTGGTAACTTCTTCGTCTTCTTCATTTCTTGATTCATTCTCTTTACTCCAGTCATATAGTGCCTCTGAAACTTCAACCACATCTTCCCATGTTTTGCAACTCTCTGCCTTTTCTAACCATTCTGTCTCTTCATCATTTAGATCGATTGAAACTCTAGAACCACATTTTGTTATTAAATTAATTTTGTCTATCAATGCAAGTGATTGTAGGTCTCTGCCTTTCAAACCAAAGAAGTCTCTCTGCATTAACTCATCGTATGCTTTGTAAAAAGACTTTCTAAGACCTGCATATTTGTTTTTGATACCTTTCTCGATTCTAACATCTTCGATTACATTAAGATATCCTTTTAGTGTTCTGTTTTTTTCTAGTGTTGAATGTAAACCCTCGAAAGGTGTATACAATGCATGACCAACTTCGTGACCCATGAATAAGTCGTAAAGTTCGTTTGACATATCTTCTTTAAATGTAGGACATGCCAAGATTCTATTCTTGACATCGAAGTATGCTGTTGGTATTTTCTTATGAATAACAGTGATATTCTCTGTCGCCATAAGTTTTGCTAAGTTTGATTTTTGTGTCTTAATATCTGTCATGTTTATATCCTACAAAAAAGTGCTGGTCATTGTCAAGCCTATCTGCACCTTGCTTCAAATCTTAAATCAATTAAAGCGTCTATCATTACATCACTGTTTATTTTTAGACCTCTTCCTGGTAATAACCTTGGTAGTTTATCAATACCAAATTCTTTTTCTATTGCAAAGATTACATTCCATATATCTTTGTCAGCCATTTCTAAAATGTCTTCCATGATTTCTTCTTTTATTGCATCGTTTACTAAATTACTCATTTTTCCTCCTTGATTTCTTTAATTGCTTCTTTTATCCAGTCTATTAGTTGACCTTTCATACTAAAGCAGTTGAAACCACCTGGCGCTTCTAATGAAAGACCATACTTGTCTACACATACTTTGTAGTATTTCGGACCATCTATTAGATCGAAACCATCTTTACCTTGAATCCAGTTATACCATGGTTTGCCTCTAACTGGTACCAGTTTAAGACCAACTTTGTCTTTTAAAAAGTTTAATACTTTACCCTCGTCTAGAGGTGCTTTGTTTTCGTTTGAAAGTTTAATTATCTCGTAATACATTTTGTCTCCTTTTTTATTACAGTATAAGGATAACAAAAAGTGAGACCTATTGTCAAGCTTTAGGTTAGTCTAAATGAGTCTTCGTCTATTGATAGGTCGTCAACAGGAAACAAAGGCATACACCTTTCTACATCTGTTGTAAACCAAAATGAAATGGTGTGTCGTGGATGTCTTCTGACTTTTTCTACACCATGTGGTATGTAAATACCTTGAAATAATAGTCCTGAACCTTGTTCTGGTTCATAGACTTCGCCGTCTGGCACATATGTTCTGCCACCTTTATAGTTATCGTTAAGATACAATATGCATGTCCATTCTCTTGACGGTTTATCTGGACTTGTGCCGTGAGCCATTTCTTGATTTGAATATGTATCTAAATGTGGGTCTTGAATACCGCCGATAGGCCATTCATTGATTGCAATCATCTCAGGATAAACAATCTGATCTGATGTTTTTCTGATTTCACCTACTAAATCTACTATCACTTCTGCAACATACTGTCTCAACCATGGAGACTTTATGTGCATGAATCTGATACCTGTGTAATCAGAACCGTCGCCTACGCCTGTTAAGTGTCTATGACTCTTGTGAAACTGAATTATCTCCTGACACCTCTCCTTCGACATCAGATTCAGCATTTTTGGTCTGTAGGGACTGGAAATGTTTTGCGAGTGCAACTCTTTGTTCATAATCTAGTCTTTTCTTTCTCTCTTTCTTTCTTGCTTTTAAAGCTCTTTCTATTTTAAGTCTTGATGCTCTCTGTAGAAATATGATACCATTTAAGTGGTCCATTTCATGTTGAACACATCTAGCACCTAATCCTTCTAACATGATTTGATGTGTCTCTCCATCTGCATCTTGATATTTAAGTTCGATAGTTTTCGATCTTCTAATCATGAGATAGATATCTGGAAAGGATAAACAACCCTCTTTCATCATATCTGTTTCTTGTGATACTCTAACTAATTCAGGATTGAAATATGATTCTACTGTTGTTTCTTCATCACCCTCTCTCATAGTTCTCATGACAAACATTCTATATGGCAAACCACATTGATTTGCAGATAGTCCTAAACCACCAAACTTGTCCATTGCCTCTGACATTTTACTAGCGATTTCTTTTGGGTCTTCTGGTGGATTATCAAAGTCAAAAATTGGTGGTGGTTTTCTTAAAACCTGACTTGCTTCTTCTACTAACTCATACATGATATTATTTATGCCGTTGCTATTCTACTAAAATTTTTGTGTTTTTCAAATCTAATTACTTCTTCAAACTTATCATATAGTTGGTCACCTTTGTGTGATATGATAAATGCATTTGTCTTTTCATTTAGTGTATTTAATAACTTTAAGAAATCATCTGTGCCTTGTGAATCAAGAGAACTATCAAAAACTTCATCGAGTATCAGTATGTTAGTGTTAACTGAGTTCTTTAATCTTGCGACTGATCTCCATGTAAAGAGTAGTGCAAGGTCAATTCTCATCTTTTCTCCTTGTGAGAAGTTATCATACTTAAATACATCTCTAAATCTAGATTTGATTGTTTCTTCAAATGCCTCGTTCAACTCAAACCCTACATAGAATTCTAAATTTGCAAGATATTTATTAATCATCTTATTCATGATAGGCACATACTGTTTGATAATTCTTTGTCTTACTCCTTGATCTCGTAATAACATTGTTGCGAGTTCAAAGTAATGTCTCTTTTCAGTTTGTGTTTCTTGTTTCTTTTCTAGAATATCTAAATCAGTTTCAGAGGTGGTTAATCTGTCATGCACATCACTGTCACCTACTATTTCATTCTGTAGGTCTTCTATCTCACCTTGTAATTTTTTAATATACTTTTGATTAGATACTATTTCTGTTTGTGCAAGACCTATCTCTCTTTGTATTTCATCTATTTCAGATTGAATAACATTTATTCTTTGTATTTCATCATGACATTCATTAATTGTTTTGTCTATGTCATTGAGAGCCTGAGTGATCTCCTGTGCTTTATCTTCTCGTTCTTTAATGCATTTTTCTTTATGGTCATGGTCTAAACCTTGTTTACAGACTGGACAATCATCATTTTCTTCATAGAATTTTACATCTGCAACTGCTTTCTTTCTAGCATTTTCTAATTGTTTTTCTAAGTCTGTAGCTTGTTTAAGTCTGTTTTCTGTAGTATCTCTGGTCTTAATAGACTGTTTTCTGTTATCAACATCTTGTGTTTTTTCATCAACTTCTCCTAATATTTTATTAATATTATTTTGTGTTTCATCTACAGTTGATTCATACTTTTTAATTTTCGCCTCACGATTTTTTTGTAATGCATCTACTTGGTCATTCAAACCACTAATTCTTTCATGCAACAAATCTATTTCATGAGATGTTTCTTTTACTTCTAAATTATGTTGTGATACTTTCTTCTTTAACATATCTTGCATTGTAGAGAATATAGATATGTCTAATAAGTCTTCTACTAACTTTCTTCTATCTACAGCTCTCAACTGCATAAACGGTGTAAAGTTTGCAGAACCTAAGATTGCAACCTGAGTAAAAGAACGATAACTCATTTTGAGTATATTCTTCTCTAAGTGTTCTTGATAATCTTTCATAGTCGCATCTTGATTTACCATTTTGCCACCTGAATAAAGTTCAAACTTATTTGGTCTGGCGCCACGAACAACCTTGTATTCTCTTTTGCCAATAGAAAACTCGACTTCAACTACTAAATCTTTTTGATTGATTGAATTTATTAACAAGTCTTTTTTAAGATTTCGAAAACCTTTACCATATAAACCAAAACAAAGTGCATCAAGTAATGTTGATTTACCTGCACCATTATCACCAACTATTAATGTTGTGTTCGATCTATCTAATTCAAATGTGGTAAAACGATTACCACTAGACAATAGGTTCTTATAACGAACCTTTTTAAAATGTATCATATATAATTGTGTTCATCTAATGCTTCATTATATAACGAAGTCATTAAATCTAAAAGTGGTTTTTTCTGACCCTGTATTTCTAAACCGTCTATGTATTTTTCTAATATGGTGAGTGTATCTTCTACGCCCTCTATATCACTATCGTCCATTAAATCCATATGTTTATGGTCATCAACAACTGATACATGAAGTGGACTTGCATCATGTAGTTTGTCTAACATACTATCAAACCAGTATGGATTATCTTTGTTGACTACTATAACTTTTGTAAATTTGCCTCTATACTTTTCATAGTTCATGTTTGATATTGTTTCAAATGATTCTTTAGTATCATCATAAAATAATTTTTCAAACATAGTAATAGGATTATGAACAGGTGTCATTTCTCTTGTATCTGTATCAAAGATATGAAAATACTTTTCATCGCCATAATCTGACCATGTAAATTGCATTTGAGAACCTAGATATTTAATATTTGCAAACTCTGATTTCTGATGAAAATGACCACTGTATACTTTGTCAAATCTTTTTACATAACTATGGTCTAAACCGTGTTGACATGTCATGCCTGGCATCATCAATGCGCCCTCGAACTCAAAGTGACCCATACATGTATCTGCACTTGCAGTAGTTAAAAACTCTACTGAATCTGCATAGTTTTCAGGATTAATCCAAGGCACGAGTGCAATATTAACACCGTCAAATTCCTTTGTTGTAGGTTCTTGAATGATGTTTATATTATCACTTTCAAATAATAATAACTCAGGCGCATTAACATCATTTGTGTTCTTATAATAGACATCATGATTACCAATAATCAAATCCATTGTAATGTTTCTTTCTAATAAAGGTTCTATAAAGTGTTGTTTATCTGCCTTTAATGTAGAAAAGTTTATATACTTTCTTCTATCAAAGTAATCACCTAAGTGTAAGATATGTTTTATGTTGTGTTCATCTAGATATGGGAAGAAGACTTCTTCATAGAAACGACCTGCATATTTGGACATCTCAATCATATCACCACGAACGCCAGCATGTGTGTCGTTGAGTATTGCTATTTTCATTTAGTAAATTTGTCTAAACCTTTCTCTTTAGTTGTTTTTGTTTTTTTAGATTTTCTTGGATTATATTCTACACGATTCATATTATCTTGATGCCATTCAACATTTGAATTGATAAGACCGCTTGTGTCACCATCTATAGTATCGAATGTTTCTTGTGTGACATCAGCTGTCATTTCTTGTTTAATGAATACTTGTTTCTTCTCTTTTTGTATTCTTCTAAGAAAAGCGTAATAACAAATCTGTGTAATATATGCGAATGCATTGTTTGATTTTTCTCGATTGAAATTACCGATGTATTGAATGCAGTTTTCAATTGCATCACAAATCATTTCATCTCTGTAAGTATAGTTAATAAAATTTGGTCTGGTAGATAAACGAGTTGCAATCTTATAGATACATTCGCCTATGTAGTTTGACATTTTTGGTGGCGTTTTGCCTTTTGATACGGCGAGTTTAACTGCTTCGTTATGCTCGGCGACTGCTTGAGTGAACTCTTTGTTGTTGACATAGTGTTCGTTTTGTTTTGCGTTTTTTGCCATGATGTAGTTATTATACTAG